GGCTTTCTCTCTCCGTTTCTGAACAGAATCAGACAGGCACATGACTGAACCAGCCAGAAAGCGACGAAAGCCAACAGAACCAACCAGTAACGCACAAGCAGTCAACCGTGTGTTGACAAACATGTACCCAGATGGACCACCGGCAGACCATCTGGCATACATTCAGGTGTGCAAAGCGTTGGCTGCTGCTGTCGACCTGCAACCAGACGCTGCTGCACTGTGGAAGCAGTACCGTGAAGCGTTAGCGGACCTGGACGCAATCAACGCAGCGGAGGAAGACGGCATTGGAGAACTACTCACTAGGTTGTCCACCAAGACTGACGACTAAACGCACAGACCGTCCCACGTTGGGACATGAAGTTGCGAACATTGCGCGCATGTTGGGCACGCCACTGTTACCGCACCAGCGGTGGGTAGTGGACGTGGCGTTGGAACAGGCAGACGGTCGACCTGCGTACCGTGAAGTCATCTTGACCACGCCACGCCAGTCAGGAAAGTCAGCGTTGCTGCTATCGCTAATGGTGTGGAATGCGTTACGTGGCAAGCGCAGACGGATTGCTTACACAGCGCAAACTGGCAGTGATGCACGCAAGAAATTGAAACTGGAATTTGCACCAGCGGTGATGGACTCAGAATTGGCCAAGGTGGTTGAATCAGTCCGGTTGTCCAACGGTGAAGAATCCATTGTGTTTCGGAACGGCAGCAGAATTGAAGCGTTGCCGTCCACGTTGACTGCTGGTCACGGTATGACTTTGCAAGGTGGCGGTTTCATAGACGAAGCCATGGCAGACGTGGATGACCGGAGGGAACAGGCAATGTTGCCTGCCATGGCCACTTGCCGTGACGCACAACTGTGGGTGGTGTCGACCGCTGGCACTGCACAGTCAGCGTATTTGCAACGCAAGATTCAGTTGGGACGTGACTCTGCGATACAGCAGCAAACCAGCGGTTTGGCGTTCTTTGAATGGTCCGCACCGGAGGACGCAGACGCTGACAGTCCAGAAACGTGGCGTGCGTGCATGCCTGGACTGGGCACGCTCACAGACGAACCGTTTGTGACTCACGCACGCCAAACCATGTCTGACGGTGAATTTAGACGCGGTTGGCTAAACCAATTTACAAAGTCTGAAGAACGTGTGGTGCCTGAAGAACTGTGGAACCAAGTGTTGACTGACCGTGTGTGGCCAGACCAAGGTTTGACGTTCTGTGCAGATGTGACATTGGACCGTGCGCGTGCTTCCATTGCGGTAGCGGACACCAACGGTGTAGTTGAACTGATTGACAATGATGACGGCACCAACTGGTTACCGGCACGACTGGTTGAATTAGCAAAGAAACACAACGGACGTGTAGTTGTGGACGCATACGGTCCAGCAGGCAACCTGGTTGACATGTTGGACGGTGTCGACGTAGTCAAATACGGCACACGTGACTGTGTTTCAGCTGCAAACGCTTTCTATGACGCTGTGATGAACAATGACGGAATAGCGGTGCGTCCACACGACGCATTGAACGCTGCAATGGCTAGCGCAAAGAAGAAACCGGTTGGTTCTGGCTGGTTGTGGGCCAGAACGGACCCAGCAGCGGACCTGTCACCATTGCACGCTGCTACGGTGGCGTTCCACTGCGCGAAATTTCGACCGAAACCGCAGCGCAAGCCAGTGATATTCTGAGGACTAGCCATGGCACTGTTCAAACGCAAACAGGAAACACGCGCAACGGAAATGCCGTTTGTGCTGCCCAACACCACGTTTCTGCAACCTTTGCAGGGACCGGTGAATGTGACACCGTCCACTGGACTGTCAGTGCCAGCATTGTACCGGTGCGTGAATCTCATCTCAGATTCCATAGCCAGTTTGCCGTTGGTCGCATACCGGCAAGGAAACCGTGTCAGTCCACAGCCAGCAATTCTGGCGATGCCTGACCGCACCATGACACGTATGGACATGATTGCGTCCACTGTCATGTCACTGTTGATTGACGGCAACGCCTACTGGCTGCTGGGTGACCGTGACGAACTTGGCTACCCACGGCAAGCGGTGCTGCTGGCACCGGACGCTGTCCAAATCAAGACCAGCAGCAACGGTGCCGTTATCAACTACCACGTGTCTGGCCAAACATATGAACCAGACGAAATCCTGCACATACGTGGTTTGGCGTATCCAGGTAGCGTGCGTGGACTCTCAGTTATTGAACATCACCGCAGGACACTTGGCTTGGCCATTGCAGGTGAAGAAACAGCCAGCGAACTGTACAACGCTGGTGGTCTGCCAGTTGGCGTGCTGGAAGTCGACGCAGACATAACGAAAGATGAAGCGGACGCACTGAAACAAGGTTGGATTGCGTCCAACGGAGGACGCAACCGTGTACCAGCGGTGCTGGGTTCAGGCATCCAGTACAGACCGCTGTCTTTCTCAGCCACTGACCTTGAAATGTTGGCCAGTCGCAGATACAGCGCACAACAGGTTTGCACAGTGTTTGGTGTGCCACCGCACATGGTTGGTGTGGCCATGGACGGCACCGCAATGACGTATTCCAATGTGACGCAGGACAGCATCCAGTTTGTGCGTTACACCTTGCGTCCGTGGCTGTCACGTGTTGAACAGGCTTTATCAACGTTGCTGCCACGTGGCCAGAACGCACGATTCATTCTGGATGACATGCTGCGTGCCGACACAGCAACCAGGTATGCAGCCTATGAAACCGGCATACGTGCAGGATTCTTGACCGCTGAAGAAGTGCGCAGCATGGAGGACTTGACAGACGCAAGACCTACGGAGAACACCAACAATGGCTGAACTAGAAACACGCACCATTGAAATTGCAGAATTTGAACTGCGCACTGAGGACGACGGACACCATTTGGTTGGCATTGTGGCACCGTTTGGTGCCATCTATGACGCTGGCAGCTACTTAGAACGGTTTGCACCATCAGCGTTTGACAAGACCATTGCTGAACGTGGCACACGCATACCACTGTTGGAACAACACGCCACTGACCGCATGCCTATTGGACGTGCAGTGTCATGGACCAAGACAAATGACGGACTGGTGGCAGACTTTCTGTTGGCCAACACGCACCGTGGTGAGGAAGCACGCACATTGGCCATGGACGGTTTCGTCACTGGTTTCAGTGTTGGATTCATTCCGGTGCGCACCCAAACCGGTGAGATGAACGGTCGACCATTGCGCACCCGTACGGAAGCGAAACTGGACCATGTCGGTTTCGTCCGCAATCCTGCCTACCAAGACGCACAGTTGTTGTCCGTCCGTGCGTTTGACCCAGACGACACCAGCCAAGTGCCACGACTGGCCAAATATCGTCACCTAATGCACCAACTGAAGACTGAGAACTGACCATGGCCAACTTTGGCAGCAAGACCATCACTGACACCGCCACCAAAGTGCTAGACGCTAATGACGTGTACCGTCCAGTGTTCTTGCAAATCATTGGCAACCAAACCGTCTATTTGGGTGACAACGACACTGTCACCACCAGCACCGGCTTTCCAGTCGTGAAACACACCAATGCAGTCACTGGACAGTTGGCACCAGGTCAAGAACTGTGGGCCATTTGTGTGTCAGGTCAAACTGAAGACCTGCGCTATTTCACACACGTGGACTGAACACGCTGTGTGTATGCTTTCAAGTGACCGCCGACAGGCACGCCGCGTTGCAAGCGCACCTGACTGTCACCGTTAGCCCCATCCATTACACAGTTGGAGAACTAACAGTGAAGTTGCTTGACCAGTTGGTTGCAGAACGCGCAGAGATTGCCACGGCAGTTGAAACCGTGTTGGACCGTGCAGCCGAAGAAACACGTGACCTGTCGGAGACAGAGGACAAGAACCTGTCTGACCTGACCGCCCGCGCCAAGGCACTTGACGCACGCATTGCAGACTTGCGTGAAATCCAGGTTTCACACCTTGAAGCTGCAAAGATGCGCGCAGAAGTTGCTGCCACACCGGAGGCTGACAAGACGGAGACTGCTGCCGTGAATCGAATTGACGTGAAGTCTGAGCCTCTCACCTATGATGAGAAGGGCAACAATTCGTTCTTCCGTGATTCCTACGCTGCCGAATTCCTAGGTGACCAGTCAGCGCGTGAGCGTTTGAACCGCCACCAGCATGAAATGGCTGTTGAACTGCGTGACAGTGGCAGCAGCAACTTTGCTGGACTGGTGGTGCCACAGTATCTGACTGGTTTGGCTGCACCGTTCCTCCGTGCAGGTCGAAACACCATGGACGTGGCCAACCAGCTGCCACTACCAGCCAGCGGTTTGACCGTGAACATTTCCCGACTCACCACCGGTTCTTCAGCCGCTGCGCAAGATGGTGACAACGGTGCTGTGACGGAAGCCACACCAGATGACACGCTGTTGACGGTCAACGTCCGCACTTACGCTGGCATGGTTGACGTGTCACGGCAGGCAATTGAGCGTGGCACCGGTGTTGACGGACTGCTGTCAGCTGACCTTGTGTCCGCATACAACACTGCTGTCAACGCAGATGTCATCAACGGTGCAGGCACGTCCGGAACCCATCTTGGAATCCTGAACACCAGCGGAATTGGTGACGTTGACGTTGACGACGCGTCACCCACCGCTGTGGAGACGTTCCAGCAAATCATCAAAGCCATTTCAACGGTCACCGCTGCCCGATACACGCAGCCTGACATCATTGTGATGCACCCACGACGCTGGGCGTACCTGACCGCTGGTCTGGATTCGTCCAACCGTCCGTTGGCTGGCATCCAGTCGAACAGTGGTCAGAACATTGTTGCCATTGGCAATCCGGGTGCGTACGGTGTTGCTGCCGGTGAGATTGCTGGCATTCCAGTGGTTGTTGACGCTGGTGTGCCTGTCAACCTTGGTGCAGGCACTGATGAGGACGCAATCATTGTGGCCAACCGTGCAGACTTGGTCCTGATGGAATCAGCGCAGTCACCGCTGATGTTGCGCTATGAGTCAGTTGGCAGCGGAACGCTCACCACACGTATGGTTGTGTTCGGATATTCAGCGTTCACCGCTGGACGGTATCCAGGTGGCGTTTGCAAGATTCAGGGAACGCTGCTTTCTGCGACTCTCTGACAGACCGTGCTGGTCCGTTAGTACCCTCCGCTAGCGGACCAGCACTTGTCTAGTAACGTGGTGCCATGACTGACAAGTATGTGAACAACCTTGTGAAGTCAGGTGCGTCACCACATCTGATTGCGAAACTAACCACGTTTCCCCCAAAGCCTGCACCACAGCAGGAAGCGGTGCCAGTGCAGGAATCGACGCACGGCACATGTGAGACACCTGCACCGGCACCGCGCCAACGTGGTAGACCACGAAAGAAAGCGTGATGGCATACACAACAGCAGAACTGGTGAAACAGTCGTTGGGTATTCCGTCCGGTGTCACATCTGAGGACGCTGCCATTGCAGCTGCGATCAGCGCAGCACAAGCACTGATTGACAATTACACCGGACGCACGTTTGAAGTGTCTGACACGTCCGTGCGGACGTACACGCCACGCACAGCCACAATTCTGGACGTTGACGACTTGGCAACCGTCACTGGTTTGGTTATCAAAGTTGACAATGACCAAGACGGCACGTTTGAGAAGACGCTGACTGTGACCGCTGACTATGTGGTTGACGGCAACAGCGCACCGTTCCGCAAATTGCTGAACGTGAACCAAGGTTGGCCACTGTCCATTTATGGTCGATCAACGGTGGAAGTCACCGCCAAATTTGCGTACAGCGAAACGGCACCGGACAACATCAAACAGGCTGCACTACTGCTTGCCTGCCGTTTGTATCAGCGCAAAGCGTCACCGCTGGGATTTCAAGCTGGTGCCATTGCAGAATTCGGACCGGTGCGTATCTCTCGCACGGACCCAGACGTGGCAGCACTATTGCAGGGAACCAAATTGTTTGGTGTTGGCTGATGGCTGACTACGGCACTGTCAAAGCAGCGTTAGCGGATGCGCTCACTGCGTCTGACAATCTGACTGTTGTGTATGCCAACGTGCCAGACGTGTACACCAGTCCGTGCGCTGTGCTGGTACCAGGTGACAATCCTGTTGAGTACCACGGCAGTATGCGTGGCCAAGGTTTCACCGTGTTTGAATTCAAAGTGCAAGTCATGGTGCAACGGTTCGACATGGAATTTACGGTTGCAGTGCTAGACAAATTTGTGCATGGACCTGACAGTGTGGACGCATTGGTGCGCGCTGACCGCACGTTGGGTGGTGTGGCTGCTGACTGTGTGGTGTTGCGCTGCAACAACATTGGACAGGTTCTGGCAGGTGACGACGTTTATTTAGGCGCAGAATTTGACGTGGAAGTTATGGTGGCACCATGAACACATACCAGGTAGCCAGCGCACGTGTTGCTGGTCATGGTTTCGGAGAAACTGTGACTGTGGCAGACCTTGCTGGTTGTAACATTGAAGCGTTGGTTGCCGGTGGCCATTTGGTGCCGGTTGCTGACAAAGTCGAAGACACACAGGACAGTTGGGAGACTGACTAATGGCACAGCAGGTGTTGACGGATGTTTCCGTCACTGTCAATAGCGTGGACCTGTCGGACCACGTCGTCAGCGTTTCGCTGACCACTGAGAAAGACCAGGTTGAAATCACCGCCATGGGTGACGGCTGGCACAAATTCACTGGTGGACTTGGCAACGCGTCACTGACTGTTGAATTTCAGAATGACTTTGCAACCAGCAGCGTTTGGGCCACCATTGGACCGCTGGTTGGCACCACCACAACTGTGGTTGTCAAGCCAACCAGTGACGCAGTTGCAGCAACCAACCCGTCATTCACCATCACTGACACGTTTGTGTCCACCGCAGCACCGGTTGACGGTTCCGTTGGTGACCTGAACACGTTCAGCGTTGACTTTGTTGGCGGTACCTACGCAGAGGCAACCAGCTGACCAATGTTCAACTTCAAAGTAGTTGTCACAAAGCGTGACGGCACGGTGGGTACTTATGAACTGGATTTTGACTCACTGTGTGAGTTTGAAGAAGTGGCCAAGGTGGGTGTGCCAGTCGCGTTCCGGTCGGACAACATCCGGTTGGGCCATCTGGCACTGATGGGATGGCTAGCGGAGAAGAACGCTGGCAACACTGTCAAACCGTTGGCCACGTGGCGAAAGGACGTGGTGAGCGTTGAAGTGCTTGACGCAAACCCTCCTACATCCGCGGTGGACTAGCGGAACTGGTCGCTGAACTTTCACTGGCCACCCACATTCCACCGCGTGAAATAATCAACACACCACCGCTGGTGTTGCGGTGCATGTGGGAACTATTGCGGAAACGGAACAATGGCAGCAGGGACGTTCGGATTCAGACTGGAGGACCGCCAAGGTAAAGAAGGCATTGACGGTCTGCGTGAATTCCAGCGTGATATGCGCGCACTTGGTGACGACACCAAGACCGCAATGAAACCTACCCACCTTGAAGCAGCCAACATTGTTGCGGAGGCTGCACGCAAATTGGCACCAGCGCGCACAGGTCGATTGCGGAACAGCATTGTTGGACGTGCAGTGCAAACCGGTGGACGTGTCCGTATCGGCTTTGGTGGTGGTGTGCCGTACGCAGGGCCAATTCACTTTGGTTGGCCATCACGCAGAATTCGTCCGCAACCATTTGTGTATGACGCACTGGACCCAAGGCGTGCTGAACTGGTCACGTTGTATGAACAGCGCATTGACGAACTGACGAAACAGTACGGTTTGCGGTAATGGCCAAGTCAATATCCATTCCAATTACCGGTAACGCAGCACCGCTGCGCAAAGTGCTGGACGATACAGAATCCAGGTTGTCTGGTTTCGGGTCCAAAGTTGGTGGTGTCTTCAAAGGTCTTGCTGGTGTTGGCACTGTGGTGGTGGGTGCTGCTGCTGCTGCCGGTGGTGCGCTGGTTGCGTTAGGCAACCAGTTTGACAGTTTAGAGAACACCATTGTGAAAGGTACTGGTGCGTCCGGTGACGCATTGGATGACCTTATGCAGTCCACCAAGGACGTGCTGGGCACTGTGCCTGACAGCGGTGAAGTGGTCGCCACCGCCATTGCGGATGTCAACACGTTCTTTGGGCAAACTGGTGACCAGCTGGAAACCACCACCGGACAGTTTCTTGACTTTGCACGTGTCACCGGTGTGGACGTGTCGAAAGCCATTGGAAGCGTTGACGCTGTCCTAACCCAGTTTGGTGAATCTGCCGAAGGAACAGATGAACTGTTAGGTGATTTCACCAGGATTGCGCAGGCAACTGGTGCACCCATGGAACAGTTGTTGGGCCAAATGGAGACGTTCGGTCCGCTGTTCGCTAACGCAGGTTTCAGTGCAGAGGAAACCGCAGCCATGTTGGGCCAGTTGGAACAGGCAGGTGTCAGCGTGACACGTGTCGGTCCTGCACTTAATAAATTCTTCCGTGACGCTGCCAGTGAAGGTGAGGACCCACGCAAAGCGTTGGAAGCCATGGTGGTTGCAATTCAGGACACTGAGTCCAGCACAGAGAAACTGGCTATGGCGCAGGAAGCGTTTGGTGCGGAAGGTGCGCAACGTCTGCTGAACGCTATTGAATCAGGCAACTTTGCGTTGGATGATTTCAACGGTTTGTTGGGTGATGGTGCCGGTTTGGTGGATGAGCAGGCAGCAGCCACAGAAACATTGGCAGACAAATTCAACACGTTGAAAAACAAAGCGTTGGTGGCGTTGGCACCGGTCGCTGAAAAAGTGTTTGACAAAGTCATGGATGCCATGGACGCAATCTTGCCGGTGGTGGACCGGCTCATGGCAGCGTTTGACAAAGACGGCATTGGTGGCGTGTTCAGTGAACTGGGTGACATTGCCAAAGAGGTATGGCCATCTGTGCAACGTGCGCTAGGTGACTTTCTGTCTGCGTTTGGTAGTTGGGTGATGTCGACCGGTTTGCCATGGGTGGTAGACAAACTGGGTGCGCTAGGACAGGCACTTATTGACTGGATTGGTCCACGTATCGGTCCAATGCTGTCAGCGTTGGGTGACTTCATTGGTAGCGCAGCCAACTGGCTGCTTGACACCGGTTTGCCAATGATGGTGGACAAACTGATTGAACTTGGTGACGCGTTTGTGGCGTGGATTCAACCAAACATCCGTCCAATGTTGGAGAAACTAGGTGAGCTGCTGATTTCACTTGGTGACTGGGTGCTGACCACTGCCATTCCGAAACTGTTAGAACTAGGCGTGAAACTGGGTGCGTCACTTATTGAATGGGTAGCGAAACTGGCACCTGACATTCTGGTAGGACTGGGCAAACTGCTTGTCGACCTGGGCAGCTGGGTGGTGACGGACGGGATACCGAAACTGCTTGGAATTGGTGCAGACCTTGCCAGCGGACTGTTGGACGGATTGCTGGACGCGTTAGGCAATCTGGCTAGCGGTGCGTCCGGTGTGGCACGCCAAGTGGTTAACGCCATCATTGGTTTCATAAATACCAGCGTGATTGGTCGACTGAACCGCGCGTTTGAATTCACCATTCCGTTGCCGTTTGTGGATGACATACGCGTGAATCCACCGGACATTCCAGGCATACCCATGTTGGCCAAAGGTGGCATTGTGAAGTCACCCACGTTGGCCATGATTGGTGAGGCTGGACCGGAAGCGGTGGTGCCGTTGTCCGGTCCTAACGCTGGCGGTGGTATCGGCACCACCATGAACGTCACGGTGAACATGCCCGTTGGCAGTGACGGTGAAGAACTGGTCAGGACTTTGCAACGTTACGCACGGCAGAACGGCAACATTTCTTTGCCGGTGTCTTCTTTGGTGCGCGTATGAGTGTCAGCGTGACATACACAATTGAAGTGGGTGACGCTGACCCTGCTGGCACCAGATATGACGTGACGGACAGAGTCCGTGGCTACAACGCTGCTGTGACCGCTCCAATTGGCAAATTTGGACGCAGCAACGCCAACATTCAATTGCAGAACCATGACGGTGCGCTGACACCTGGTGCCGGTGGCACGTTCGGCGCGGTCGACTGGTTCAAGCAAGGCGTGTTTGTTTACGCTGACATAGTTGGTCCAACTTCAACAGTGACCGTTGACGTGTTCCACGGCATCGTTGTGGACTTTGATTTGATTGACGACGGTGTGACTTCTGAAGTCCTGTTGTCATGTGTTGACGTTCTCACCGTTGGTGGACAGTCCGTTTCAGAATTTGAATCACCGGCAGGCAGTGGCATCAGCACTGGTGCAGCCAACTGGATACGGTTTGCGTTCAACGGATACCCAAGTGGCAGCGTCACCTTGTCAGGTGTTGATTTGCCATTACTGGGAGAAAGCGACTCTGAAGCAAACGTTGAGAACCTGACGATTTCACCCACAAGCCTGCAGAACACTATTGGACTGTCAGAACTGAGCCTGTCACAACCTGTGCTTGACTGGCTGAACAACACGATTCTGCCTAGCGGACCCAACGTGGCGTGGCCCACAACAGTGACGTTTGCCAGCAGCAAAGCACAAGCAAACGTGTCTGCGTTCAATAGTCATTTGGTGCGTTCAGATACGACACGCAATGACTTGGCGTTTGCTGAAAACGCATCTGCCGGTGAACTGCCGTTCAGAAACCTTGACCGTGGTTTCACAACTGACCAAATGATAAATCAGGCTGTTGTCACGAATCTGGATAACACGTTGGCACCGGCAGGCACCACCACCGTTCGCAATGAAGCAAGTATTGCGGATTACGGCACACGGTCAATTCAGACGGCAGCTGTAATGGTTGGTTACGACACCAGCAGCAGAGTGAATTACAACACGCGCCAGTTGATTGCTGAACGGTACGCAAACGTGCGTGCGGATGTTGAATTTGTGGTGCGCTCATTTACTGTGACGGATTTGATGGTGAATCAGGTTGTTGGTTCATCTCAAACGTCTGCGGAATCGTTCGCACAGTTGTTGGACGTTGCGGACTGTCCGTGGCAAATTGTGTCTGTTGAGTACACACCGGCTGGTGCTGTTAGTTCGACAACTGAACATGCTGTGATTGTTGGCAGGTATGTGTCTGGCACGCCAGGTGAAACCAGTGTGCGGTTGGATTTGTTGCCGTTCACGTATGTGTCTGCGTTTGTGTTGGACGACAGTTTGCTAGGTGTGTTGGACACTGACCGTCTAGGATAATGCCATGACCTACCCGTTTAGTAGTGGCGACGTACTGACCGCCTCCGACCTGAACGCGTACGCCGGTCTGATACTGGTCAAGACGCAGACGATTGGGGGTGCGGTGTCGTCGGTGACGGTGACCGGCGCGTTCTCATCCACGTTTGAGAACTACCGCATCGTTGTCAACAGTTCCACTTCTGATAACTCCGCGATGTTGTTTGGACTCGTGTCGGGTGGTGCGAACT